GTATAATAACGTTCACCACATACAAATACGTCAAAATTTAAAATGCCCCAACTTGCTCATATTGCTGAGACTGAGATAAAAGAGATCCTCATGCTGAAGGAGCGTCTTTCTCTTATTGATTCTCAGGAGAAATGCAAACAATCCTTTTTGGAGTACATCCGGTACATTTGGCCGGGATTCATTGAGGGGGACCACCATCGAATTATTGCCAAAAAATTAACTGAAGTTGCTCAGGGGAAGTGCAAGCGATTGATTGTTAACATGCCCCCTCGTCATACCAAGTCTGAATTTGCATCTGTTTATTTCCCATCCTGGATCATGGGACTCAAGCCTGAGATGAAGATTATGCAGACGACTCACACTGCGGATTTGTCTATCAATTTTGGTCGGAAGGTTCGGAACCTTATGGACACGGACGAATATACTAATATTTTTCCTAATGTTTCTTTAGCTGCTGATTCAAAGAGTGCGGGTAAGTGGCAGACCAGTTCTGGCGGAGAATATTTTGCGGCGGGGGTAGGGGGTGCAATCGCGGGTAGGGGCGCGGATCTTTTGATTATTGATGACCCACACAGTGAGCAGGATGCATTAAGCCCGAATCTTCTGGATTCCTGTTATGAGTGGTATACGTCGGGTCCTCGCCAGCGACTTCAGCCTGGAGGCACGATTGTTATCGTGATGACGCGTTGGTCTACGTTAGATTTAACGGCCAGGTTATTGAAGCGTCAGACTGAGGTACATGCGGACCAGTGGGATGTTGTTGAGTTACCGGCTATATTTGAGGATACTGACAATGTATTGTGGCCGGAGTTTTGGAAGCGGGAAGAATTAGATTCTGTCAAGGCATCTATTCCGCTTTCGAAGTGGAACGCGCAATACCAGCAGAATCCGACTTCTGAAGAGGGTGCGATTATCAAGCGGGAGTGGTGGAATGTTTGGGAGAAGGATGATCCACCTAATTGTCATTATATTATCCAGAGTTACGATACGGCTTTCAGCAAGAATCAGACTGCGGATTACAGTGCGATTACGACCTGGGGTATATTTGCACCGAGTGACACGAGTGGTGATGCGATTGTTTTATTGGATGCCTCTCGTGGTCGTTGGGATTTCCCTGAGTTAAAGGCGGTTGCCTTGGAGCAGTACAAGGAATATGAGCCTGATATGGTGTTAATTGAGTCTCAGGCGAGTGGTACGCCCTTGACGCATGAATTACGGGCGATGGGAATTCCGGTTGTTAATTACCGTCCGAGCCGGGGTAATGACAAAATGACTCGTGTACATGCGGTGAGTCCTGTGTTTGAATCGGGTATGGTATGGGCACCTGATTATGTTTTTGCGGATGAGGTTATTGAGGAGTGTGCATCTTTCCCTTTTGGGGAGCATGATGATTATGTAGACTCTATGACCCAAGCTGTACTAAGATTCAGGCAGGGCAACTTTATTAATCTTCATTCTGACGAGGTTGAAGAAGAAGTTTTTCGAGACAAGCGAGATTATTACTGATCAGTAATTCAAACCGGAGAGAATCATGGCTGTAGGAAAAATTATTAAAGCAGGAAGAGCAATCGCCAAACGTAAACCACGAGAAAAGACTGTATCGGGTGCTCGCGTTGATAAGGGGATGCCCAGTTTATTCAAAGGTAAGCCTGGAGAATATGCAGCGGCAAGAGATGCGAAGACGAAAGATATTGTTAAAAAAAGAAAACTCAAAAGCAAAGTTGCTGCAGGAGTGATTGTTGGTGGGACTGGTACAGCTGCTCTAATCGGTGCTGGTGGGGGGAAGGAAGACAAGAAGCAAACTGATTCGAAAAAAAGAAAAGCTGAATATGCTGCTCATGCGAAAAAGCAAGCCGCGAAGAAGAAGAAAGCTGATGCCGCGAAGAAAAAGAAAACTGCTACTGCGAAGAAGAAGAAGAGGCGTTTACTTTTTGGAAAGAATGCAATCATACGTCCCTTTAAAGGCAAGATAGCAAGGGTTCTCTTGGGTGAAGATGAAAAATTTGGTGGAGATAAAGGATTAATTGATTTTCTTAATACAGGAGGTTCTGTGACAGGATTAAGCAAGGCACAACAAAACATGCTGAAACAAGCGCAACAACATGCTCGTTCTACAGGCCAAAATCCGAAAGCACTTCAGGATTTAGTTTCGAAGTACGGCAATCAGTTGAAGGGAGGCGGTCGAAAGGGTAAGTTGAAAGGTCGTCCCCGTCCTGGTGGAAGACGCAATGGGGGTGAAGCAATTGCACCACCGGCTCCCAGGATCAGACCACCTGCTCCTGCACCTGCAGCTGCTTCGGGTTTGAGTAAGGCACAGCAGAATCTTTTGCGACAAGCGCAACAGCATTCTCAATCAACGGGACAGAATCCAGCCAAGCTTCAGGCATTAACTGCCCAGCACGGGAATTTGATGAAGAGGGGTAGGGGTGCTGCTGCAGGTGCTAGACCTAATCTTCCTCGCCCTGGTGGTATGAAGGCAGGTGGTTTAGCTAGCAAGAAGGGCAAGCCGCGCGGTGTAGGTGCAGCGACTCGTGGTTATGGCAGAGCGATGAAAAAGTAGGGAGCAGATATGCCCCTTTATTTTCGTAATGGCCAGAAGCACACGGGTCCCGTTCATAAGCATGCTGATGGGACTGTGATGAGTGGTGCCCGGATGTCCAAGACATCCAAGAAACTGCTTCGTTTTAAGGATCTGTCTATGACTGCCCAAAAGAAAGCGCGCGGTCCCCGCAAGAAAAAATAGGATTACCTTATGGCAAAGCTAATTACTACAGGAATTAAAGGTCTCTTTACCGCCTTTAAAAAAGCCAACAAAGAGTATGATCAAGCACTAAAGGCTTTTCACAAACAAAATCCGGGTGCAAAAACTGGGGATAAAGCTCTTCAAAAGAAATATGATGACGCATTTAAAGCAAGGGCTAAGTATGATGAAGCAAAAATTAAACGTGATTTGGATCAAAAATTAGAAAATCCATCTAGAGCAGAAGCTAAGCTTTATCGTGATAAAAATCTTGCAAAGAAAAGAGAAATTGCAAAATCCAAAGAAAGACGTTCTATTGCGAAAAATAAACCTGGAGCAAAAAAACTAAGAAAAAAAGTTCGCGCTGGAGCAGCAATAACGGGAGGTGCAGCAACAGCGGGCGCATTGGCACTTAGAAAGGAAAAGCCACAAAAGAAAAATGCTGGAGGTATGGTTACCAAATGGCAAAGGAAGTGGAGCTAACGTATGGCCATTGAGCGTGGTGTTGACGAGATTGACATTAGTGAGCTTGAGATCGAAGACAACTCTAAAGAGATTGAAATCTCTGTTGAGGATGAATCCTTCGAGGAAATCGTTGGTCCTGGTGGTGATGAAGAAGGGATAGAAACGCTTGAAGATGGCACTATGCTTGTTGGTATGCCCCCACCTATGCCGGTTGATCAGGGGGAAGATTTCTTTGAAAACATTGCAGATATTCTTGATCGTGCTGATTTAGGCAGGATTTATAATGATTGTGTTGCTGATTATAAGTCTGATCGTTCTTCTCGTAAGGAGTGGGAGAATACTTATCGAGAAGGTTTAGAATTTCTTGGCATGAAATTTGAAGACAGGTCTGAACCTTTTGAGGGTGCATCTGGCATTATCCATCCGCTTCTTGCTGAATCTGTAACGCAGTTTCAGGCGCAGGCATACAAAGAGATGCTGCCATCTGGTGGTCCTGTGAAGACTCAAGTTATTGGCATGGGCACACCTCAGACGGATCTTCAGGCAGCGCGTGTCCAGGAATACATGAATTATCAGATTACTCAGGTCATGAAAGAATATGATCCTGAAACTGATCAGATGTTATTTTATCTGCCTTTATCTGGAAGTGCCTTCCGCAAAGTTCATTTTGACAAGACACTGGATCGCCCGGTGTCTCGATTTATTCCGGCTGAAAATATTGTTGTGCCATATGGGACCGGAAGTTTAGACAGTGCTGTTCGTATTACTCACGTTATTGACATGTCGATTAATGATGTCAAGAAACTTCAGGAATCTGGATTTTATCGCAAGACCAAAATGTCGGACCGTACTTCTGATATTCCAGGTGATAGTGAAATTGAGGAGGAGATTGATGAACTTCAAGGTGTTAAACCATCTGGCAATTCAAACTCTGATGAGTGTGAAATTCTTGAAATGCATGTTGAGCTTGAGATCCCTGGGTTTGAAGATATCAATGCCGAGGGTGAAGAGACTGGAATTAAGCTTCCCTACATTATTACGCTTTCGCAACTCCAATCTGAGATTCTTTCAATTCGTCGAAACTACGATCAAAACGATCCTATGCGTAAGCGGATTGATTATTTTGTACACTATAAGTTTCTTCCTGGCGTCGGTTTTTATGGCTTCGGTCTAACGCATATGATTGGTGGGTTGTCCCGTGGGGCAACTTCTTTGCTGCGCCAATTGATTGATGCAGGGACTTTGGCCAATCTTCCGGCTGGATTTAAGGCGCGTGGTATTCGTATTCGTGATAGCGATGTTCCATTGCAGCCTGGTGAGTTCAGGGACATGGATGCCCCGGGAGGCTCATTGCGTGAAGCTTTAATGCCATTGCCGTTCAAGGAACCCAGTTCTACCCTCTTAAGTTTGCTTGGTATGTTGGTTGAAGCAGGTAAGCGATTTGCCTCGATTGGTGATATGCAGGTAGGAGATGGTAATCAGGAAGCACCGGTAGGCACAACAATTGCATTGCTGGAGCGTGGTAGTCGTGTAATGAGTGCAATTCACAAGCGATTGCATTATTCCCAGCGTATTGAGTTTAATCTGCTTGCAAAAATATTTAAGGAATCTTTACCACCGGCTTATCCGTACATGGTTGCCAATGGTAATCCTGGGGTTAAGCAAGCCGATTTTGATGATCGTATAGATATTATTCCGGTTAGTGATCCTAATATTTTCTCTATGAGCCAGCGGGTGATGATTGCTCAGGAAATGCTTCAGATGGTTCAAGCTAATCCTGAGATTCATGGACCGATGGGTATTTATAATGCATATAAGCGCATGTATGAAGCGATGGGAGTTCAGCAGGTTGACCAGATTCTTCCTCCA